CTCAAGGGAATTTTAAGTTTCATGGGCATCGACGCGAGCAAGGTGCCGGACGATGCGCTGCCGGACAAACTGCCCCAGGGGGCGCCCGCCGCCGGCAGCTTCTCGGAAGCCGACGTGGCCGCCGCGGCCAAGGCGGCGGAGGAAAAGGGCAAGCGGGCCGCCGAGGCCGAGTTCGCCGAACGCCGGCGACGCCAGGAGATCGCCTCGTTTTGCGACGGGCTGGTCAAGGAAGGCCGCCTGCCGCCGAGCATGGCCGCCGGCCTGCCCGAGTTCATGGCCAGCCTGGACGCCGGGGCGGCCACGTTCGAGTTCGGCGAGGACAAGCAGCAGAAGACGCCCTACGAATTCTTCAAGAACTTCGTCGAGGGCCTGGCCAAGCTGCCGATCTTCAGCGAGTTGGCCACCAAGGAGCGGGCCGGCTCGGCCGATGGACGGAACTTCTCCGACGCCGACGGCGCCGGGTTGACCCAGTACGTCTAGCCCCGGGCATGTGAACAATTGTGCACATTTTGACACGCATCCATCCAGGAGGGAAGAGACATGACGATCGACGGCAAGATCGGCGAATTCAGCCGAGACGATGAACGGGCGCGGGCCGGTGAGCCGCACATCATCCGCACCGGCAAGGTCCAGGCGGACCAGGGAGACCTGCCGATGGGGCTGGTCTGCACCAAAAACGCAGACGGCGAGATGATTCCCTACGCCGAGGTATCCGCCGAGGTGCTCGGCGCCGGCGACGGCTCCAAGGTTACGTTCGCGGCCACGCTGGCGGCCGCGCCGGCCGAACCGGGCAGCGTGACCGTGACCGACGGCGTGGAGACGTTTTCCGATGACGGCTTCGGCCGCCTGACCGGGAGCGCCGGCGGCAGCGGCACGGTGAACTACGCCACCGGCGCTGTGTCCGTCACATTCGACGCCGCCGTGGGCAATGGGGTCGACGTGACGGCCGACTATGTGACGGCCATCGACGGGGTGCTCGACGAGCCGGTGGACACCACCCGCAACGGGTCGGCCCAGTACGTGGCCTTCGGCCTGGTGCGCCAGGACGTGCTCAAGGTTGGCGCCACGGCCCAGGCGGCGCCGGACGCCACCCTGCTGGGGCGGCTGGAAAAGCACGGTATTTACGCATCGTAAGCATCGCCCGAATAGCCAAAAAGGAGACACGCCATGTTCAACATTGCAGGACTTTTCGCCAAAGACGCCATCGTTCGATACCTCAAATCGCTGCCGGTGCTCAAGACGCCGGTGATGGATGCCATCTTCACCGACCGCCCGCAGCTCGGCCTGCCCGTGGTGGGCGCGGACATGATCCTGGAGACGGCCCACGCTCTGCCGGTGGTGCGTCGCGGAGCGCCGTCGATTCCGGCCACTGGAGAATCCGGGGCGGTGGCCTTTTACGAGCCGTTGCCCATCCGGCCAAGCAAGCAGGTTTCCGGGGTGGACCTGAACAACCTGCAGCTGCTGGGCATCAATGGCCGCGAGGCCTGGGCCGCCGAGCGCACCGACACGCTGCGGCGCGCGGTGAGAAAGACCGTGGAGGCCATGTGCGCCGTGTCGCTCTCCGGCACCATGCAATGGCCGGTGAAGCTGGAGGGCGGCGGCTTCGAGACTTGGGAGATCGTCTACGGCACCATCCTTTCGGTGTCCCCGTCGGTACTCTGGGGGGCGGCCTCCGGCGCCAAGCTCAAGGACGTGTTCGCCACTCTGCAGGCCATGCAGGAGGCGATTCAGGAGAAGGGCTTCGGCGGCACGGTGGAGATCTGGGCCGGCAAGACGGCCTACGAGACCCTCTTCGGTTTGGCCGAGGCCAGCGTTACCACCGCCAAGCTGCGCGTGGAGATCACCGAGGGGGGAATCAACGTGGGCGGATTTTTGGTGAAGCGGCGCGCCGAGCGTTACCGCAATCCCCAGACCGGCGCGATGGTGGCGGTGCTGGGCGACAAGGTGGTGCGCATGATCGCCACCGACGCCGGACACAAGCTGCCCTACTGCGCCCTGGACGACCTGGACGCCAACCTCCAGCCACTGCCATTCTTCGTGAAGCCGATCCAACAGAAGGACCCGAGCGGCTGGAAGCTGATCGCCGAGAGCAAGCCGTTTCCGATTCCCAACTGCTCCGGCATCTGCGACGCCACGGTGCTGAGCTGACCCGGAGGATGACGTGGCCTATTGCACCGCCGATGACGTGATCGATCAGATCCCGGCCGAAACGCTGGCGCAACTGTGCTTCGACGGCTGGGGCGCCACGTACGAGACCGAGGAGGCCCGCCAGGCGGCCATCGATGCGGCGGTGGCCGAACGAACCGCCGCCGCCATCGATGACGCCGAAGCGCTGATCGACGGCTATCTGGCCGGGCGCTACGCGGTGCCGCTGGCGCCCGTGCCGGCCGTGGTGCGCAAGTGCGCCGTGGACCTGGCCGTTTACAACCTCTTTGCCCGCAAGGACCAGATCCCCGAGGCGCGCACCCAGCGCTACAAGGATGTGGTCAAAGTGCTGGAGGCCGTGGCCGCGGGCAAGGTGACCCTGGGCCTGCCCAAACCGCCCGAACCGCCGGACGCCGGTGATTACGATGGCGGCGGGCGAATCTCCGCCCGCCCCAAGATTTTTTCACCCGATTTCGTGGATCGGTATTGAGATGACCGAAACCGCCTATGGCAGCCTGCCCTTCGATGAGCAGATCCGGTTTTTCCGGGATAAACACCCGGTGCTCACCCGTGCCTGGACCGACGTGTACGCGGCCGAGCACGAGCACGCCTTTATGGTGGCTGGCGCGGCCAAGGCCGATCTGTTGCACGATCTGCGAATGGCCGTCGACAAGGCGGTGGCTGACGGCGGGACATTGGCGCAGTTTCGCAAGGACTTTGATGGCATCGTCGAGAAAAGCGGCTGGCAGTACAAGGGGGGCCGCAACTGGCGCACGCGGGTGATCTACGAAACAAATCTACGCCAGAGCTACCACTCGGGACGCGAAGCCCAAATGGCCGATCCCGAGCTGCGCAAACACCGGCCCTACGGGCTATATCGCCACGGGCGCAGCGAGCATCCCCGGCCCGAGCACCTGGCCTGGGACGGCATCGTGCTGCCGCTGGACGATCCTTGGTGGGACACCCATAGCCCGCAAAACGGCTGGGGCTGCAAATGCCGCAAGCTGATGGTCTCCGATGCCGATGTGGAGCGCATGGGGCTGAAAGTGGCCGCCAAGGCCCCGCCGGTGGTGTGGGAAGAAAAGACCGTTGGCGCCAATGGGCCGAGCCCGCGGACAGTGAGGGTCCCGAAGGGGATCGATCCGGGGTTCGAGTACCGGCCGGGGGTATCCGCCCGGGCCGCGCAACTGTCTCGCGCCATGCTGGAAAAATCACTGGCGCTATCGGACGCGGCTGGCCGGACAGCGGCGGCGCAGTTGGCTGAATCGGATGCGTTCGCCCGCTGGATGGCATCCCCGGAGGGAGAATTCGCGCTGGCCGCGCTGAGCGAGGCGGACGCAGCGGCCATCGGCGCCAAGACCAGAACGGTGATGATTTCCGCCGAGACCGCGCGCAAGCAGGCGGTCAGACACAAGGAGCTGGTCGCCAGCGAATACCGCTTCGTCCAGGAAGCGATCACGCGCGGGACGCGGGTGCAGGATACCGACACGTCGGCCGTCTATCTACTGGAGGACGACCAGGGGTATGTGACAGTGGTAAAGGCGACCAGGAGCGGGCAGGTGGTTTTTTTGACGAGCTTCCGCCGTCTGTCGAGTGAGGCCGCGAAACGGGACAGGGAAGTCAAGAGGATACTATCCCTTGCGCGAAAATGAACCGGACACCACGGCGGGGCCTCCCATCCGCTTTTGCGGAAACCCCGCATGGCGCTCCCGCGGCACCAGGCCACGGGGCTACGGCCGGGAGAGTATCACCGTGTCTCGCGGTGTCCGACGGATAAAAGGATAACCCATGTCCGGCGCAGTCGTCAAGATTAAGATCGAGGGGCAAGAGAGGCTGGAAGCCGCGCTGAGCGGGCTGGCCAGCCGGGCCGCCGATCTGCGCCCGGCCCTGGCCGACATCGGCGAATACCTGATGCTGGCCCATGAGGAGCGCTTCGACGCGCAAAAAAGCCCCGATGGGGAGCCCTGGGCGCCGCTGAGCGAGCGGTATCAGGCGCGCAAGAAGCGCAACCGGGACAAGATCCTGGTCCTCGACGACGTGCTGGCCGGCACCCTGCGCTATCAGACGACGGCTTCTTCCCTGCTCTTCGGCACCGACCGGATCTATGGCGCCACGCACCAGTTCGGCCGCGAGGAGGCGGGTATCCCCGCCAGGCCCTTTCTCGGGCTCTCGTCCCGCGACGAGGACGAGGCCGCGCGGCTGATCCTGGCGCACCTGGCGGAGGCGTAGCCGATGGCGACCCCGACCCAAGTATTGCATGCTTCGGTGGCACGCCTGAAGGGCGTCATGCCCGGCCTGGGATCCTGTGAAATCTACGCCGGGCAGCTCACCGGCGGCGAGATGGAGGTGCAGGTGCCCATCCCCACCCCGGCGGTGCTGCCGGCATTTCTCGGGGCGAATCGAGAGGGGGCCGTGGAGACCGGGGAGGTGGACTGGAAGTGCCGCTTCGCCGCGTATTGCGTGACCCGCCACGCCGCCGGCCGCGAGCATCGGGCCGTGAGCGCCCTGGAACTGGCCGAGCAGGTGCTGGCGCAGCTCGACGGGCAGCGTTTCGGCCTGACCGGCGTGCGGCCGGCCCGGATCACACGGGTGGACAACCTCTATTCACGCGCCTTCGACGCGGCGATGGTGGCCGTTGAGGCGGTGACCTGGGAGCAGATCGTCCGTATGGGGGCCGACGAGTGGGCCGCCGAGGGCGTGCGCCCAGAATCGCTTTACATCGGCTTTGCGCCGGAGATCGGCGCCGCCCACGAAGACGACTATATCCTGGTTGGCCAATTGCCGGAGGACGAGCTGTGAAGGGGGAGCCTGAAGAATATCGCCTGGCCGAGCTGGAACGGCGCCTGGATAACCTGCTGCGCGTCGGCACCGTGGCCGAGGCCGATTACGCCG